TTAAGCCTGGTTCACCGGCCCTTCAACCCCCCTGCCGTGACCAAAAACCCAATATCGCCAGGAAGGCCGAAAATCGGCCCCAGGGCGATTCCGGTGCCCCTCCGCAGCGGCGGAGCTATTCAAAACGAAATTCAAACGCCTGGGGGGCACCTGGGGGCCTTTCGAGCTACCCGCTTGACCCACAACCCGCCCGGTCGGCATTCTGGCCAAGTTCGCCCCATCCGGCGGCCTCACCTGGCGCAGCGACCCCGAGGGGCGCGCACCACCCCCTGAGAACAGAGCGACCTGAAGGGCTTCAGGCCCCCCGCGTCCGGCGCGATGGCTAGGTTTCGGGCCATGTCGAAGCCGACGCGCACCGTCCTGGCGGCACAAGATCTCGCCGGCCAGGCCCCGACCCGTATCCAGCTCCTCCCCAAGGAAGCGGTCACCGGCCGTTCCTGGTCCGGGAAGAATGGCGCCGGGCCGTACAGCGTTCCCGACATCAAGGCCGTGATCGCCGCGAGCCAGCTCCCGGCGTACATCGACTACGACCACCTCTCCGATCTTCCGCATGGCCTTGGCACCGAGAAGCCGGCGGCCGGCTGGATCAACGCGCTGCACGCCGAGGCCGACGGTCTATGGGGCGAAGTCGAGTGGACTCCGAAGGCCGGCGCCGCGATCGCCGACAAGGAATATCGCTTCATCTCGCCGGCCTTCGATATCGACGACGGCAAGCGCATCACGCGCCTGGTCGGCGCCGGCCTCACCAACAAGCCGAACTTCACCATGACGGCGCTCGCCTCCGAGATCGCCGACCCCACTCAGAAAACCGAGCAGAAGGAAACGTCCATGGACAAGACCCAGCTGGCGGCGCTTTGCGCTGCCCTCGCGATTTCGGCCGACAGCGATGCGACCCAAATCGTCACCGCCGCTCAGGGCGTGCGCGCGCAGCTCGATCTCGCGAGCAAGCACCTCAATCTCAGCGGCAAGTCGTCGCTGGAGATCGCCAGCGCCGCGTCAACCGCCCTCGCCCGTCTGGATCTCGGCGCCTATGTGCCGAAGGCCGATCACGACAAGGTCGTCACCGAGCTGGCGAGCGTCACCGGCAAGATGAAGGATGCCGACGCGATCGCCGCGGTTGATGTGGCCGCGCGAGAAGGCAAAGTCTCGCCGGCCCTTCGGCCTTGGGCCGAGGGTGAGGCAAAGCGTGATCTCGCGTCCTTCCAGGCCTGGGCAAAGGTCGCCCCCGTCGTGGTCGAGCCCGGCTCGATCAAGACCGAGATCGCAGCCAGTGCAGAGAACGGCAACGTCGTGACCGGCTACACGCCGCCGGCCGGGTTCTCGGTCCGCCCGGATCGTGCCCAGCTCCACGCCAAGGCGCTCGCGCACCAGGCCAAGAACCCGACCCTGACTTACGAGCAGGCGGTCCTCGCGGTCGATCGCCTGTCGTAACACCGCCTCAGAGCCTCAAGCCCAGGAGAGACCATGTCCAAGCAAGCCGTATCGATCTTCGCTCTGTCGGTCATCGCGACGGGCGTGATCAACAAGTGCCGGTTCGTCACCGCTGCGGTCGCGCAGGCCGGTGCCGCCGCCAACACCCTGGGCGTCGCCCGCACCGACGCCGCCATCGGCGACGTCATGACGGTCGACGTCCTCGGTACCGCCGTCGTCGAAGCCGGGGCCGCGGTCGCGGCCGGTGCGCTGGTCGAAACCGATGCGCAGGGCCGCGCCATCACCAAAGCCGCCGGCATTGCGGTTGGCCGCGTGCTGCCTGGTCAGGTGGCCGGTGCCGCCGGCGACTTCGTCGAAATCCTGCTGCTGCCGAACTGATCGCGCACCAGCTCAACAGGAGGTTTCTGAATGACCACCAACATGACCTTGAAGCAGGTCCGGATCATCGACCCGGTCCTTTCCGCAGTCGCTGTCGGCTACTCGAACCCCGCGTTCATCGGACAGGAGATCCTTCCGGCCGTTCCGGTGTTCGCGGCCGGCGGCCAGATCATCTCGTTCGGCAAGGAGGCATTCCTCGCTTACAACCTTCGGCGCGCGCCGGGCGGCAAGGTGAAGCGGGTGGCTCTCGGCTACGCCGGCCTGCCCTATGCCCTCGTGCAGGATGCGCTGGAGATCCCGATCCCGTTCGAGCATCAGCGTGACGCCGCCGCGGTCCTCAGCCTCAATCTTCAGTCGCGTGCAACGAAGAAGGCGATGGAGATCGCGAAGAAGTCGCTGGAATACGACATCGCGACGCTCGTGACGACAGCCGCCAACTACGCGGGCACCAACAAGGTGACCCTGGCCGGCGGCACGAAGTGGTCGTCCGGCACCGGAACGCCGGTCACCGACTTTGACGTCGGCCGCGAGGCGGTCCGCAGCCAGGTCGGCGTCTATCCGAACACCGCGTGGTTCTCGCCCGTCGCCTGGACCGCGTTCAAGAACAACGCCCAGCTCGTCGATCGCTTCAAGTACACCAACACGAAGGGCGGCGTTACGCCGGACATGGTCAAGGACGTGCTGCAGGTCGACAAGATCGTGATCGGCGCGGCGGTGACCGCGAGCGATGCCGGCGTCATGTCGGATCTCTGGGGCAACAACGCGGGCCTCGCCTATGTGCCGACCGCGCCGGAAGACGCCGACACGCCGGGTTTCGGCTTCACCTACACGATGGATGGGCATCCGCTCGCCGAGGAACCCTATTACGATCATGGCCATAAGAGCTGGATCGTGCCGGTGACCTACGAGCGCAACCCGGTCCTCGCCGCCGCCAACGCCGGCTACCTCTTCACGAACCCGAACTGATTTTCGCGCCTGGCGCTGCTTCAGGACGGCGCCAGCTCGTGAGCAACCCAGGAGACGTAGATGGCAAAGGTCACTGTTCTGTCGCCGCTCAAGTACGACCCGAAAAAGCCGACCGCGAAGGTTGGCCAGGTGGTCGAAGTGGACGACGACGAAGTCGACGCGCTGGTGGCGTGCGGCGCGATCGCGCCGCCGGAGAAGCCGAGCAAGCCCGGCAAGGAATAAACCGGCCCTAGGGCCAGCACGAGGGGCCGGGCAGCGGAACCGTCGTTCCCGCACCCGGCCCCGACTTCTCAAGAGGGACCATGTACGCCACACAGCAGGACCTGGTGCTAGCGAAAGGAGAAGCGCAGATCATCGCGCTGACCGATCGCGACACTCCGCCTGCCGGCGTCGTCGACGCCGATGTGGTCACCCAGGCTCTTGGCGGCGCGTCTTCCACGATCGACGGCTACCTGCGCGGGCGCTACGCGGTGCCGCTGCAAACCGTGCCCGACGAAATCCGCGACGCCTGCATCAAGATCGGCTTCCACACCCTTCACGTGAACGGCGTTTATCCCGAAGGTGTGCAGAAGGATTACGACAACACCATGCGTTGGCTGCGCGAGATCTCGACGGGCGTCGTCGTACTCTCGGTCGATGCCGCGCCGGCTGCCGCCAAGGATGCTGAAGGCGCCCAGTACTCCGGCGCCGATCGGATCTTCACCCGCGACAGCATGCGGGGCCTCTGATGTCTGGCATCGGCATTCAAATCACCGTCAACAGCGATCCGATCGCCGCGGCCTTTGACCAGATCGCCGATCGCGCCGACGACAAGCAGCATCTGATGGAAGAGATCGGCGCCGGGGTGCTGCTCTCGACGCAGATGCGTTTCGAGCGCGAGGCTGGGCCGGACGGCAATCCCTGGCCGCAATCGATCCGCGCCAGGCTAGAAGGCGGCCGGACGCTCCGCGACAGCGGGCGCCTGGTGCAGAGCCTGACCTACCGGGCAAGTCCCGACCAGGTCGAGGTCGGCACCAACGTGCTTTATGCCGCAGTGCATCAGCTCGGCGCTACGATCACGGCGAAGTCTGGAGACGGTCTGCGCTTTCGCATCGGCGACAGCTGGATCACGAAGAAGTCGGTGACGATTCCGGCGCGGCCCTTCCTCGGCATCGACGATGAAGACCGCACCGAGATCTCGGAAATCGTGACGAGCTGGCTGGCGAGCATGGTCAACGACGCTGCCGGCGGCGCGGCGGCGGGAGATCGGCCTTGATCACCGATGCCGTCATTGCGCGCTTAAAGTCTCAGGTGCCCGCGCTGCGTAGCGTGGAAGAGACCGCGGATCTCGCCGAGATGATCGAGAAGCGGCAGATCCCACAAGGCCCAGCTCTCTTCGTCGTTTGGTCCGGCGATCGCGCCGGACCGAACGACATGGACAACATCACGCGCCAGCTCGTCACCGAGACGACGAGCCTGGTGCTCGTCACTCAGAACGCAGGCGACAAAGGCGGCGCGAAAGGTGCGGCTTCCGCGCGTGCGATCGGACTCGACCTAATTTCGGCCATGGTCGGTTGGCAACCTTCCCCGAATCACGACCCATGCGAGTATCTTGGTGGTCGCCTCCTAGGGTTGCAAGCCGGAAGTGTGTTCACCGAGTTCAACTTCATCACCCGCTGGCAATTGCGGCAGTAAACCCGAGGAGACGAGAGATGGACAAGCCCACCACGCCGCTCATTGAAGGTATCGACAGTCAGACGATGCAGGGCGGCTCCTACATCCGGCAGCCGGACGGCTCCGTCGCCCGGGTCGAGGGCGTCAACCTCACCAAGGAAGAGAAGAAAGCCGCGCCCGCGATCATCCAGGCGCACAACGAGGCGATGGCCGTTGCCGCCGCACAGGCTGAAGCTGCTGCGGCGAATGCCGCCAAGGAGGGCGCCGAAGGCAGCAACGCCGAAGGGGCGCAGGCGACGGCGGCGCCGGGCACCAGCTCTGCGTCGTCGTCGTCGGAGCAGCCGGCCGCTGAGGACCCGGCATCGCGTCGCCGGAACAAAGGGGAGTAATCGAACATGGCTTTCAGGTGGAGAGCAAAGGGTCTGCTGACGAAGATCGGTTCGGTCTACGGCACAGACGCTGTCCCGACCGGCGCGGCGAACGCGATGCTGCCGGTCGACGTCAACATCCAGCCACTCGATGCGCGCGAGATCACGCGCGGCATCGAGCTGCCCTATCTCGGCAACAACGGCAAGATCCTGGTCGAGCAGAAGGTCAGGATGAACTTCAAGACCGAGCTGGCCGGCGGCAAGACCCCGCTCGGCACGCCGCCGGCTTGGGGCGTCCTTGCCCGTTCCTCCGGGATGGCCGAGGTCGTCACCGCTTCGACCAAGGTCGAATACAACCCGATCACCAACGGGCACGAGTGGTGCGATTCCTACTTCTATCTGGCAAACACCCTCCACAAGGCGCTCGGCGGCCGCGGCAGCGCGAAGATCAGCCTGCCGGCGAATGACCTGCCGACG